GCGCGTGTCGCGTAGCCAACGTCCCGGTTTAACGAGTTTCGCGCTAGACGATGCAAGGGCGTCGAGGCAGGTGAGGGGAGACTTGGTCACCCTCCCCTTCCACTTCGATGCCCCGGCTTCGGCTGGTCCGATAACTATGCGAGACTGGGCGGACCAAGAATTTTTACGTTCTACGATTTGTTCGCAGAACACCCCTCGGGGCCCGTAAAAAGACTTAGTCCTGTTGACTACTAAGCCAAGTGCAGTCAGCGTTGATTCGTAGCGCTCTACTTCTTCGGGAGTCCAGAGTGCGATGAGGTCATCGCCACAGACAGCAGCAGAGTTGCGATGTTCAGGGGCGGCAAGCCAGGCCGCTGCCAAGTTAATCAGAGAAAGGATTACCCAGCTTGGGCCTAGTCCCATGTGTAATCCTCGACTTGTCTCATGCGACTTTGAGCCTTCAAGGGCGTCGATGTAACTCTCGAGCGTATTGCTGAATTTAGGTTCAGCTCTGCGCACGCGAGGTTCAAAGATGCCACCGAAGTCTTGTTGACTCTCCACTATGGAATGGGGTCCTAGCAGTAACTCGACGGCAGAGTCCCAACGTTCCCGGTAATTTCCGGGTCTGTAAAGACTTTGCTGTTGAGCCACTTAGCTAAGACAATTCCCAGTTCATGGGGGATGTAGTCAGTCGCGGCGGACAGATCGGCGGAGTACAGGAGAGCCTTTCGAGGATTTCCTTTTCCCTTTGATCTTGACAGCGTGATGGTTCTTCCTTTAAGCATGTCCCGACTTAGGCGATTGCGTTTTAGCGTCGGTAACCAAAGCTGATTTAGGCGACGAGAGATCCAAACCTCGCGGGCACCATGTGTGCTTGCTAGGCGGATCTTGTCTCCCATCTCGGCGATGGCGACTGGCGTTAAAGGCGGAGGAGAATTTCCTGGCCCATGCTGAGTAAAGAGTGAGGCTGCATCTCCCGACCGGAGGGTGAGTTTAGCTAGGCGTTCTTCGAGCCGCCCCTGTTCAGAATTCTGAATAGCGGTGGATTGAAGTACGGAACCAGTTGGTTCCATTTTGCCCATGCCGAACGATCCCATCGTGTCGTAATAGGTGCTTCCTCCTCCAAACGCTACATTTCCGAACAAGTCTTCGTCGGAATCACTGTCCTGCTGATAGAATCCTTGCCATCCGTGGTGAGGCAATTCTTGAAGCTGGGCCCTGATTTCTTCGGGGACTGAGTCGGAGTCGCTGTCCTCGTTATCGTATCCGATACCTCCCCATGTCTCGACTGGGGGGTTCGTGTCCGTTTCGCGGATTAGCGCCTCTGTCTCTGCCTCCGTCTCGGTGACTGCTCGGGCGACACTGTACATGTGCAGTGCGCTCGCGCACCCTCCCGCGATCGTAGGTAGTTCGAGTGTAGCTTTTGAACTCGGCGTTGGCCAAGGAATTTCACCTTCCGCCGTTTGCGTGTACCCTTTAGTTTTTAGTCCGTCTAGTACGTTGACTAATCGCTCTAGGGTAGCCGAATCGGGCGTGTGGTGGGAAGTCCATCTCTGGATTGCTTCCTTGGACGCTGCAGTCGCTCGCTTTGCCGTGCTGGTTTTCGATCGTTGCCAAAAGATTGACCTCCCGACCCTGCTCGCATACATTAATGCGTCAGGCGAGGCTCTGAACCCCTTCCGCGCTCGACGATCGAACTTAGCCTTGGATTCACGGAAGTGAGTCCGGGTTAGCTTTGGTCCGATAGAACGGAAGGCTGTACAGAGGGTCTTTCTGATGGCGTGGCACCAGGCCTTGAGCGCGGGTGCTCCTTGATTCAAGAGACTGTTCACGAACCGGATAAACTTACGATGCCTTTTCAGGTCATTCGGACGGTTTTGAAAGTTCAGTGTACCTTCACTTGCTTCAAAAGCACTCACAATCTCGGCCCAGTGTGTTACCACGGTCGAATGCCAGGTCGCCAACTTCCTTGGTTGACAACACGGTGGATCCTTAAGATCCGGCGAGCCGCCTGCTTCACACGCAGCAGGACTTTCTGAGGAGGGGGGTCGAGCACCCCAAACCCTCAGGGGAGGTAAAACATGTTGCGCACACGTGCGCCTCATGTTCTTATCCAACTTGCGGAAACCATGGAAGGTCGATTTCAATCGACTGGTTTTCGCCGTTGGGCCTCCAGGGTGC